GAGGCCGCATATTTGAGACCAGAGCCGCCTCCCATTTCTTTAGTAGGGACATAAGATCCGATGACATCATAGGTATGATTTGTAACTATAAGTGGTATATTTGCTTGACCAAGTTTAAGAGTGAGCATTCTAAATGCACCTTTTACAAGTTGAGATTTGGTCATATCTCTTACCTGTTTATCATCAAGAGCATCTCGTATCTCTTTCTCAGTAGAAAGCATACCTAAAGAATCTAACACAAACATACATGGTTTACGTTTATCTTCATCTGTTTTAAGATAGATATCAACTGCCTTAAGTGCTTTACCTCGAAACTCTTCAATAGTAACGACATTTACAACAACCAACCGTGTTGTATCAATTCCACGAGACTCCAGTAGTCCTTTATTGACTGCTGCTTCAGTATCAAAATAGAGGCAGTACCCATCAGGATGAGTATCCAAAAAGTTTTTGACAACAGCAAGCGAGAAATAAGTTTTACCAGTACTTGACTCACCAGCAATGGCAGTAATACGATTGCTGCTAACCCCGCCAAAAATAGACCCACTAATGATTCCATTAAAAATGAAGGATCCAGTATCAATGAATCTCTCAGTTTCGTTAATCTCTGACGCAATTTGCGTATAGTCATCTCCAATCTCTTTTACTATTTCTTTTAAGAAATCCATTAAATTACCATCCCATGTTTTTCACGAAGTATTCTTTTGTAAGGACCATCAGGATTTTCATCTCTAACTTCTTTGACTAATTTCAATTTATTATAAAGTTTTTCTGCGTCCACATCTTTTTTACCGAGACCATCACCCTTTACCTTTCCAGTAATCATTATGAGTGTGTTCAGTTCTTTGTCATCAATTGGTAAATCCATTAAGTAACCTCTAAATTTTTAGATTCTATACATACAACCCAATCATAGCACATTTTCATTCTTTTTGCAAACCATTGTGCAATATGTTTATTTTCAAACTCTTTTCTCTTTGCGATTGGTCCACACAAAAGAGTTGAAGAATAATCAGAATAGAGGACTACGTATTTCATGTGAAGAAACTTTCCAAACTAACTCTTCTTTCTACCTCCCAATTTATTGCACCTAAAACTGCCTTAACTGGACTTAAAAATGCTTTATCAAACTGTGCTTCATAGTCAATATACTTTTCTAAATTCAATTCCTTTGGGAAGTCTTGGATAAAAGATATCACATTTTCCCGAATCGGATTCGGATCTTTAAGATAACAGAACTTTATCTTCTCTCCATTTTGTATGTATGCGTATTTTTTATCTAATCCTTTCTGTTTGATATAGTGATTATACAATAATGCTCCACGAACATGCATAGGTGTTCCTTTCTCATAGATGTTATGTGTGCCTTTATACTTGGTAACATTAGAGGCAGTTCTTGGGAAGGATATTTCCTCTGGTGATAGAGACTTGAATTTAGTTCTACAATTATCAATATAATCAATCATCTCGTCCTCTGTGCCACTCATCATCACTTTAAGACCATCTTTAATCATATCCCTACAAGGTGCAGGTGTAGACGATTTAACCGCCTCTATACCCATGATCTTAAGTTTTGCATCGTTATATCGAACACCTTCGCTATCCCATACGTTTAAAATATATCTTTTCTTTGCAGTCCAGATACCACGATCAGCAATGTTCTCACGTTTCATGAACATCTTCTGATCATATGCATTTACGTAATCGGCCAACGCTTGATAAGAACTCGAAATATATTTTTCAAATTCCACCTCACAGACCTTATCAAGGAACGCAACAACGCTTTCAGTAGTCTTCTCTCTGCCTTCGTATACAGCGTCAACAAAAGGACCCAAATTAAGATAAATGGAATCAGTATCTGAAGCAATAACATAATCAATCTCCTCTGTTTTTAAAATTTTGTTCAGTCTTTTATTCATTCGATTCTCTATCCATCTGATTGATACCTGACCTGATAGAGTAATCGCTTCAGCATTTGCTAATTTAAAATACCTAAAGTACTGATTGCCGATAGCACCATAAGCAGAATTAAGAGATATCTTCTTCGCCATCTGGATATTGTTGCAACGGGCAATTTCTTTTTCCAACGTTTTTGTTTTTTTCTTTTCATATTCCTGTTTAGCAATGAGCATTTTTTTCTTGAAGATGACACGTTCATTGTACATCTTCTCCATGAGTTCTGGTAAAAATCCTCGAACATCTTTTCGATACTGTGCACCATTTGCACAGACTGCGTAATCTCCATCAATTACTTCATTTTCTTCAAGTAATCGGTCAACTGTTACTGTTGGGTGTCGAGTGTCAACAAGAGTTTCTGGGGAGATATTATACTGCATGATAAGATGCGGATACAGACTATTGAGGTCGAAAGAAACTACCCAATCATATTTTCCTGGAATTGGTTCCTTTACATATGCACCTGCATACTGTGTATCTTTATCTGTTTTTACCTTTGGAGGGATGACAATGTGTTTCCTCTTTAAGTAGTTATAGATTATAGAATCCCAAGTTCTTACTTGGAAGAATACATCTGTATAATTTACCTTTGCATCATATGCCATAGTCAAACATAATTCAATCAATCTCATTTTATCTTCGAGTTGATCTACAAGTTCAACGTCCTTGATGTTATATTCAATAAACTTTTGCCAGTTTCCTGTATAAAAATCTTTGAATGTTTCAAACTCAGAGTGGTCTAACTTCTTTTGACCAAGCTCAACAAAAGCGATATGATCTAATCTGTAAGACTCCTGTGCTTTATAGGTGAACTTACGGTATAGGTCAAGATAATCAATAATTGATATACCTGCCATCTCACAAGAGATCTGTTTACGTCCATGTAAAACCAAATCCTTTTTACGAACATATCCCCAAGGTGAAAGTTTACGAACAACTTTTTCCCCCATCAATCTTTCAATACGTCCAACAATGTATGGTATATCATACAACTCACAATTCCAACCAGTAATAACTTCTGGTGTTTCTACTTGCCAATAATCTAAGAATCTACCAATTAAATCAAACTCACCATTGCATTGAATATACTTCACATCTTTACGAGTATTATTAAATGGTCTTGATGCGAAACATATTATTTGTTTTGTACTATAATCCTGCAAAGTTATTGCAAGTAATTCTTCTGCACATTCAAATACATTTGGAAACCCATTTTCAGACGCAACCTCAATATCAATTGTTACCAATTTAATTTTAGTAATGTCAAATTTGATTTCTTCCTCTGGATATCTTTCAGAAATATACTGGCAGATATATCTATCATTACCATAGATATCAAATCCTTCAATACCAGAATACTTTTCAATAAATTCTTTGCACTCTGCTATATTACCTGGTTTTACAGGTTCTACACTTTTATTATCTAATGTCTTGTATTTTGAATCTTTCTTTGAGGGAACATAAAGAGTTGGTCTAAACTCTTCTCTTGATGTAAAATGTTTTCCATTTTCATATCCTCGAACAAGAATCTCATTAAATCTTTGATGAACATTAGTATAAAATCTCATTGTATAGTTTCAAGATATTTTTCAAGTGTACTTTGATTTGGATCAACTAAAGTTAGAATTTTATCAGAAGAAATTGCCATTTCTACATCATCAGAAATTGTTCCTAAAAATCTAGAAAATGATCCATCTTCTTTTATCAATACAGGGTTTACCATTCTACAATCTGGTTGACCTATATCTTCTGCTATAATCGATTCAATCTCCGTTATTATTGTTTGTTGATTCACTAAGAAAAGAACTTGAATTGGATTCGATTGATCCTTCATTATCGGATCCGCTGGTTCCACCATCTCGTCCGTCGCCAGATTCGTTTGAATCATTAGATCTTCTTCGTTCATTTAATCTATCCTCATAAGATGTTTTGATTGTATCTATTGGATCTGTAATACATACAATCCAATCTTTATTTACTATTATATCAGAATCTTTTGATAATGACATCCATTTATAAAATACTGCTTCATGCTTTGGTGTATTCTTACCCTCTACCAAAACTTGTGCTGTTTTAATTTTAATTCTATACGGATCTTTAAAGACGTAAGAAATTAATTCATCTTCATCATCACGCAGTTCTTTTACATCTGCAATGACTTCTTCTCCTGATTTTAGTAAAACTAGTTGTATACTCATAATCGTGTTTAACTACATCTATATTATACCACAATCTCACCGATTGTCCAACAGTTGTTTCCGATTGCCTTTAATGTAGCATCTTCATCTTCAGCAGCAACAATTACACAAAAACCAATACCAAGATTAAATACTCTTTTCATTTCCTCTGGTGGTATCTCACCTGCCATCATGATTTTGTGAAATATCTCAGGCAAGGGCCAGGAATCATAATTAACATATGGTTTCAATCCATTTGGTATACATCTTGGTAAATTTTCTACAAGACCGCCACCTGTGATATGTGCCATTCCTAATATCGGAACTTCTTTTTTCAAAAATTTAATTACTGGTGCATAGATACGAGTTGGTGTTGATAACTCAGGCATGTTCAAATATGCAATCTTATGTCTCCATAACATATCATTTATTAAACTAAATCCATTGCTATGAAGACCACTACTTTCAATACCGATTATTTTATCACCTTCTTTAATTTTACTTCCATCAATAATCTCATCTTCTTCAACAACACCAGTGCAAAATCCTGCAAGATCATATTCCGTATCCGAATACATAATAGACATCTCTGCTGTTTCTCCTCCGAGCAAAGAGCACCCAGATATTAGACAAGCACTTGCCACACCATCCACTATCTGACCTAGCACTTTTTGATCAATCTTACTTGTCGCAATATAGTCTAAAAAGTATAATGGTTCTGCACCGCAAGTGATTACATCGTTAACACACATTGCAACTAAATCAATACCAACTGAGCGATGATCTCCCCAAATATGTGCAAGTGACAGTTTAGTTCCAACACCATCTGCTCCAGAAACTAATACTGGTTTTTTATATCCCTCTGGTATTCTCATCATACCGTTAAAACCACCAAATCCACCCACGACCTCTGGTCTGTGAGTGGACTTAACGGTTTCTTGAATACTCCTTACAAAGGAGTTTCCTGCTTCAATATCTACACCTGATGATTTGTAATCCATTATAAAAGTCTAATGAATTACATTATATCATAGATATTCTTTTCTTGCATGATGTTCTGGAACAATCTTACCTAATGTAATTGTAAGAAGTCCATCTGCAAATGATACATCCTTAACTTCTACATCATCAGATAGAGTCCATTCTCTTGAGAATGATCTCTGTGCTAATCCTCTATGACTGTATGTTTCTTCTTCTTTTTTCTCTTTAGTTCCTTCAACGAATATCTTACCATATTCTGTGTAAACTTTAACTTCTTTCTTTTTAAATCCTGCGAGTGCAATTTCTAATCTGGATTCAACATTGTTTACATGAACAATATTATATGGTGGATAGTTAGCATTTGTGTTTGTATTCCAAAAACTTTCAAAATAATCATCCCATCCTATACTGTTTTTATGGATCTTCTCCATAAGTTCTGGAAGATCGGCAGCAGTGTATCTCTGAATGTTAGTCATAATTCTCCTTAGTAAGCGAGTTTAATTGTGTCCCCGAAGGCGACATAACTAATTATAACACTAAGGTGATTCAAAGTCCTGTAATTTGGTTCGGGTATCTTCCCATCCTGTAACAGAGTGCGTAAAACCGCCCATATTTTGTACTGCTTTCGCTAATGGATAATCATTGCCATTTACGTCCATGCGATCCCCAAAGAAGTGTATCTCATCATCAGAACTAAAATCACGAATTATCTGACCTTTATCATTTCCTTTTGCAGAAATATCTACACCTGTTTCTCCACCAACAAATGCATATAGTTCTGGAAACTTTTGATTGAATCTTTTTGCAATACCAATTCTTTCTTGATTATCTTTATCCCATTCTTTATAAACTTCTCTTTCTTCAAATATTGCACCTCTACCTAAAATACTAAAATTCACACAACCAGACCTCTTCTCGATGTGTGTTCCTGTTCTTATTGGAAATGTGCTTTGTTTTAATTCCTCTAATAAAAACTCTCTTGCATCGTCTGGTAATTCCCACGGTGTTCTATATACAAGTTCCTCTTGCTCGTATACGTCATTACCTGCACAGTTATAAACTCTTTTGCATTTATTGTAAAGTCCATAACTAATTTGCTCTAGAGTCTTCTCACGATTGCTACCAGTTACTAAGTAGACTTCATGTTTATCACAAAACTCTAACATAAAAGACATGAACATGATATCCATGCTTTTTCTACTAGGTGTCAAAGTCCCATCAACATCAAAAATAAATTTTTTCACTTTACACAGGTTCTTCTACTTTTTTCTTTTTACCGATATTGTACTTAGTTTCTAATACCCATTCTCCCTTTTCTTTATATGATAATACTTTGATTTGATTCAAGGGGGCAATGTCAGTTACTTTCTCAGGTTTAATAACTGTTACCAATCCCCAATCACATAAAAGTTGAATGATACGATTACGACGTTGCACATCATTCTGCGTTAGATTGGCA